TTGGTCTGACTATATGTTTCAATACAACCCCGTGCTGATGTGCTTTTTAAAGTGCTATTGTCGGAGGTGCGCCCTATGATATTGATCGCGGCAGTAGTTTCGGTATACCCGACCCACGTACATCCACCCCCAGTGGAATCGTGCTTTTGCCAGTTGCCATACGTATCAGTCTCCGCGAGGTCCGTCATCCCGTGCGCGACATCGCTGGACTTGAGGGTGAGGATCTCGTTGTCTGCGGTGGCCTGATTAAGCGTTGCGCCAATGGATTGGTGGGCGTTTGCAGTCTCATACATAAACAACTTGGCTTGGTCTATACGAGCGTTTACAGCCCCATTGAACGAGAACTCGTGCAAACCACTAATGCAGTCATACGTCAGTTTGTTTGTGCTGTGACTGTGGCTAATACTGGCTTGATTCGTCGTATCTGCCGTATCGGTGAAGTTCAGTTCACCCACAGTACCGGCGATAACGATCTCACTGGTAGCGTCATCCGATTCGCCAACGACCACACCATGAACGCTGTTTATATACGACGATGGTGCGGTATTGCCAATTGCGAGATCGGTGCCGTCGAACGTCAGTTCAGCTTCGCCTATCAGCGCATTGGCCCCTGTGACCGTTGCCACGGTATTATTGGTCGTACCACTCAGCGATGTACCCGCACCAGCATCTTCCCACGCAGCAGCCGCTCCGGCTCCCGCGCTTGTCAAGACTTGTCCGTCCGTGCCGTAGTTAGCTCCACCCACGCCTAACTCACCCTGCGAGGTCATGCGGAACTTCTCAGTGGCCGCTTCTGAATGTCCGGTGTAGAATATCAGATCAGTGGCATTGACTGTAGCGGTAAAAGTGGCTTGAGCAACAGCCTGAATAGAAGCCGCTATTGCGATTGCATCTGTCCCTGTGTCCTCGTGCGGAGCTTGAAAGTCTATCTTGCCTAAGACATCATTGGCATTGATATCGATAAGCGAAGTAGCCAGTAGCAGCTTACCCGTGCTTGTCACGGCATCAGCAGAGGCTCCCATAATCCTCAACTGATCGGCACTTTCGTCCCACTCCATATAGGCACCAGAAGCGTTGCCAAAGAACTTTACATCATGTCCATCAGTGTTTGCCCCTACTGTCAAGGTTCCACCACCTACGGTCAAAGCCCCAGTGGTATGGGTGATCGTGACATTGGCATTATCGAAGTTGATAACACCAGAAGCCCCTAAGTGTAGGTCGTTATATCCAAGAGCCGAAGTTCCTAAGTCCAGCCCAGCATCAGCAATGGGGTATAACGCAGTGGCACTTAGAGTCAACTCCGCTGTGTTATTTATTTTGAAATCAATTTCGTCCGCTGTACCGAAATCAATCGCAGTTTCTGAATCTTCACCGATTATCAAATCCGTAGCGTAGATAGAAGTTATCGTTGTCTGAGCAGCCGCGATAGTAACCGTAGCAGCCCCAGAGGTAGCACCTCCCGTTAAACCGTTACCCGCTACAACACTGGTAATATCACCCGCAGTAGCATCTTCCCACGCCGGAGCGGTCCCTGCACCGGTAGAGGTTAGAACTTGACCATCCGTGCCATAATTCGCCCCGCCTACCCCTAGCTCACCATCGCTAGTGAACCTGAATTTCTCTGAGGCCGCACCAGAAGAGCCGGTAGAAAAGATTAGATCAGTGGCATTGACGGTAGCAGTAAAGGTAGCTTGTGCAATAGCCTCTATTGAGGCCGCTATTGCGATTGCATCTGTTCCCGTGTCCTCATGAGGAGCTTGAAAGTCTATCTTGCCCAGTACATCATTGGCATTGATATTGTCAAGCGAAGTAGCCAGCAGCAGTTTACCCGTACTCGTAGTCGCATCCGCAGAGGCCCCCATAATACGAAGCTGATCGGCACTCTCGTCCCACTCCATATAAGCACCCGCAGTGGCACCGAAAAACTTAACATCGTGTCCGGTGTCGTTTACACCTACGGTAACTTTTTGTGAAAAGGTAGATACGCCGCTTCCTATGGTAAGCACTTCGGTGTTAGTACCGGCTTTAGCTACCTTGAACGACAGTTCACCTTCTTCTGCCGTTGTCGCATCAGACACCACCATCGTATTAATTGAAGCATAGGTATCTTGGTTATCCGCATCATCCGGCATGATAAAATCAATACCGATACCCGATCCATTGTCGGTTAGATTGCCCCCATCACCAGGGTCCCATTCTACCGTCAAAGCGGTATGTATAGCACTTGCGGCATTATCAAGGTCTATAAGACGTAAACCAGACCGGCTTGTAGTAAAGACAAAGTCTACCGTTCCGGCACCGGCAAGATCGGTACTGGTCGTGCCGTCTAAGATATCGGCTACAGTAAAGCCATTCTCATCGACCTCACTGCCATTGATCTCATCGCCTGTACCGTCTAAGGTAGAGTGATCGGTGAGGCTTGAACGTATTGCGGTAGACATACCCTAATCTCCTTACCAGTGTTTCATATGATTGACTAAGCCTTTAGACTCAGCCATATCCATAAGTTCATCTATTAATTCAGCGGGTAGAAATGCCTCTTGGCCGGTGGTCCATTCATTTTTCCACATTCTACGCCACTCACTCTCTCGACCTTTAACGGCTGGATCATTACGCCGCCCCTCTATATACGCTGGAGTCTTCCAGGGCATCCTGTTCTCATGGTCCCAATATACTAAATAACTGCCTGGTTGATAAGCTGTCCCGTATTGATAGACCGGTAAATCTTCTAACTCAGGAACCGGTGTACCGTGCTTAACATGCGGATCGTGCGGATCAGGCTTGACTACAGTTTCGTAAATACTCCACAGCAGTTCACTCTCCCCATACCACCCCGCATACGTTGTGATAAAGCGTAGAGAGGCTGGCATGATAGAGAGGGGAACGAACTCATCCCAAAACCTCGACATCGCATCGCCCTTATACGCCCACATCTCATCAAAGCAGGTAAACGCCTGACGACCACCCGCCTCACCCGCATAATCAGCCGGTACAAACTTAAGCCAGTGCGGTGAAGGATTAATCTGGCCGCCTTCCGCAAATTCTATCATGTTGTTCTTCGTTATTCGATCATGGTATCCTTCATCGACAATTTGCAGAAAAAGGGACTCATTCTTCTCCTTCATTATCTGCAAGTTTTTAACCACCCGATCAAACATACGTTCACCGGCTTGATCTTTGTCGTTAGCAAGGCTAAACGCATTACCACCGTAATGACGACACCACCCGTAGGCTATAGCCCCTCCTATGGCCGTCTTACCCTCTTTCTTAGGCGTTGACCATACCACCGTTTCATAGGGCAGCTTACCCTCTTCATTGGCTGTAAACGCCTTATTCAAGATCCGGCGTTGATGGGGCTGAAACTCAACCAGCACTTTGGTGTCGTCTAAATAATATTCCCGTTCCATCAACTCGACAAAAGGACAGTCTGTAGAAGGCTCCGTCATCTATTCATTATCCTATTAAGGACTGCGGAGGCACCCTGTACCATTGTCTCTTCCGTAAGTTTTATATTGGGATTACGACTTAACGGTGATTCCTTACGAGATGTAAAAGGCACACGACTTAAATCGGCATCTATAGAAGCAGCTTCGGGACCTGAACCACCTAAGAATATACTTTTACCATATCCTTTTTGTAGTTCTTCGGCACCTTTCTTTGCTACTATCATAGACAATGCCATTGTCTTAACATTATCAAGCAAGGATCTGGGAGAAGAAAATCGACCACCACTAAACCGTTCCTGAGAACTACCCCCCATAGCATCAGGTCGTCCTGCGGTCTTCATAAGCTCTGTTGCTTCACTAAGAAGTCCTACATTATGAACGAACTTTTTGAAGTCCTCTAATTTAATGGGTGCTTCTGTCACGCCACTTATAGGCGCACCATCCGGCGTAACAAACCCTTCATCACTAAACATCTCTATTATTAAAGAAGAAGGACTTTCATCCATCCATCCATATTTACGTAACTGCGCCATCAATTTCTTAGCATTGATGCCTTGGATGGTCCCATTAGACTCTAATTCTATCGCATCAATAAGTAAAGAATGAAGCCATGACTGCCTGACTTGATTAAAAGCATCGGGACCAAGTATATGCTTTACTTCCCGTACTGCTGAAGTATTATTAAAAATCAACGGCATGATCTTTTCAGGTTCAGCAATGCTCTTATTATCTAAACTACCCAATACAAGGAACTTGTTCACTAACGGGTGGTGCTGGAATGTAGTATAATTTATATGAGATGCCCTTGCTGCATCTATCGCGGTTTTATAACTACCATCGCCCGATATGATGCTCATCTCTTCGCCATGACGATCAATTACATCTCTAATAAGATGATATGCCCTACCTACCATCTGACGGTCTGCTGGCGATTCAACGACTGCTTTTTGATCTAATAAACTGCCAATTTCTTTAGCTCTATTCCACCACCAATTATAATCTTTGTATACCACCTCAGTCGTCGTGCGTTTTGCAATGGGCCTACCTTGAAGATCCAGGCGCACATTTTGTTCAGCTAAAGACTCAACCGGCTGCACACCCTGTATATCCTGCCTGACATTAGCTTGTTCTGCTGTCTCCCTAGGTCTCCTTCCAGGTGAAGGTAATGGTTTTCCGGTAGCGGGATTGATGTTAACATCAGCAAAGAGCTTGCTACCCGAAGGTTCAAGATCCCGAATATGCACATCATCCGTTGTCGTTTCTACTTTTGTGGCATTTTTTTTCGCCCACTTATAAGTAGCCATTAATTTACGCCTTGCCGGTGAAATTGCCGGTGATGCTCCTGCAAGGACATCTAGACCAATGATATCTTCTAAGCCTTCAAAAAGAGAAACTTTCTCCGTCCTGCCTGGATCACCATTGGCATCAGGATACACTATTTCCATTTTCAAATTAGGCTTAATAGGCGTTTTCCCTATAATAGATAATGAAACTTTATCATAGGCCGCATTTTTAGAATCTTTCAAAAACTCTAACGATTTGGTTATGTCATTAACGACTACGGTACCTACCTCAGACGGATGTTGTGCCGTGACATTATCTCCCAATCTAAGAGATATCCTATCGCGCATCTTATCAACTACAGTGGTTAATTTCTCTCTTGATTTAGTATATATCTTACGTGTTGCTGCACTTGCCATTGTACGCTGTTGTACAAACGATATCATATCAGAAGTAGGACGTAATATAGAAGCTGGAGCCTCATCCAATAAGTCTTCTTCACGCAGAAACCTCACCAAATCGTCATCAATCTCGCCCTTACCAGGACCTAACCATCGTTCTATCCCTTTCTTACCCGCTACATACGATCCACGTAGAAGCAGTGGAAATGCAGTACCTACACCAAAGGCTATAGCACCATGTTTGGCAGCTTCATCTAAATCCTCACCTCTTATAATAGACTTAGGCATTTCTACCATAGCAGACTCAGCCCCCCCCATTGCCGCACGACCTAATATACCTTTTAGCCCTTCTTGCCCCATCATACGTCCACCCATCTTAGTCATACCCAATACAAGACGAGCAGCCTTATACGGCATTATCATCTCACCGATAAGCTCACCAGCACCAAAAGCCATACCAGATTCTGGTTTATTGCCTATAGCTTGAGACAACTGTTCTGTGCCGCCTAACGTCATTCCCGAACTGATACCGGACATGAAATTACTTCCGACATCACCTACCTCTTTTACTTTGTCATCTAGAGCAGACACCCCTCCAAAAAGTTTAGTTAAAGCATTGTTGGGACTTTCACTTCCCCTCCTGGCTTCACCCGTTGAAGGATCAATAGGATTATCCACTACACGACTCATAGCACCCAAGCCAGGTATTAAATTTAGGGCGTTACGTGCTGCGCCAGGGGCTTTCATTGCAAAGTCCAACGCTTTATCTGCGAAAGGCATACCTTCCAGCACCTTCATCAGATGAGGGTTTTTCTTTTCAAAGCTACGTGCCGCTCGTTCTGTGTTGATCGTTAGATTGGGATTTCTATCCTTGAGATATGCCCCTGCTTCCGCATAAGTCTCAAAGGTCTGAACCTTATAGTCATCACGGACACGATTATATGTGCTAATATCAGCCATGTTAATCTATTTCAACCCCTTCTTCCTAATCCTCTGTTACGTCTTCATTTCCGAATGACCATTCATTTGTATCATCCCCACCTTCTTCTTCAACTATGATTTGTTGAGGAGCAGCCGTTGAAAAAAGAGTAGGTACACGACTCCAATCTTTTGCTATCGCAACTGGATCTTCACGATGTATACGATTTAACTCGGTGCGGTATATTGCTTCCCGATCTATTTGAGACTTTTTTGCTGCTTCCATGATACGAATTTCTAACGCATTAGGATCTTTAAAATTCGTACCTAACATCCTGTCGTAACTTGCAAACTCTAACTCACTAACCTGTGCGCCGGAACGAGCGTAAATAATGCCTTTCTTTAAATCTTGAAGAAGAGCATCAAACTCAACCAAGTCATCAGGGGCCGTAGCTTCACCCGTAAGAATATTCTCTATGGACTGTATTGAGCCTTCGATACGACCCACATACTCTCTTACTTCTGGCTTCTTTAGTAGCTTTAACAGACGGTCAGAAGCCGTTTGTATGTAGTAAGCACCAGTTAATTTATTATTTTCTGTTGCACTAAACCTTAATGGTAAACGATCAAAATCATTTACCATTGCCAATAATGCTTCTCTACTTGCTGACGATACTTGACTAGGGCCATATATGGAAAAAGCTGCGTTGATTACAGTTATCGCATCTTCTGGTGTCAACTCCCCTTTCATAATTCGTGCAGGTAATAATGTAGTTAGCTCGACCGCATTTTGTATACCCGCAAATTGTAATTTATTTGTGTATCGTAGCTTTTGTCGTCCTGTTACAAGCTCGTCATGTAGTTCTTGTCTTTCTTTATAAAGGTCTGCCCCTCTTTTTTCGAAGGTTTCTCTAGCTTTTACTACATCTGGAATAATGGTAGTCGTTGTTTTACCCGTAAGAGGATCAACTGATACCATTGCTCCAGTAGTTGTATTAACAAAAATACGTTTACTACTCGGACTGTTTTGTTTGAAAATAGCTAACAGTTCGTCGCTAACTGGTTCTATGCGTTCTTGACCACCAGGTTCGGTCGGTGGATAAACTACATACGGTGCTTTACCAAACATTTTAATCTCACCAGAACCAGTGCGATTAATTGCGTCCCGTAACTCCATTTCCTGTTGTTCCAGAGTTATTTCACCAGACCGGCTTTGTAGCTCTTGATTCTGTTGGTAAATTTTAGCTTTTTCAGTCAAACCACGAGTCAACGGATGGCGATTATCCACTGTCGGTTCCGTTGCGCCTCTTCCTTGTATTAACTGTGCCATTTCTGGGTCTTCTGAGGCACGAGCCATAAGAAGATTAGTCGGACTTTTAGGATCGCCTCTCATGGGAAATGAAGGAAGTCCTGGCACTGTGATAGGTCCAGGGTGAGGAGGTAGCATACCTATCTCCCCCATCTGCCCCATGACAGTCTCTATAGCTGGAGCATTATTCGCGCCTATTGCCAACTCAAGTTGCTGTGTAAGTCTTTGTTCGGCATATTTGTTTGCTTCTAATTCTCGTTGCGCTTCATAGCGTTTCTGCTCTTTGTCAATTATATCCTGCTTATCTTCACGTTCACGATTGAGTAAGCGTTGACGGACATAACTGTCCATGCCAGTGTCAAGACCACGTGCTAAACTACGCAATATCGGCATTATATTTTCTCCTTAAGCTGCACTACCGGCAGCACTCCCTAAGAACTTCATAAGAGCCGACATTCCAGCCTCCCAACCATCGGCTCCAGAAGAGCCTTGCCCAGATCCAGCCACCTGTCCACCAGGCATACGACCTAAGAGATTAGAAAATGCGTCTACTGACCCAATACGTTGGTCAAAATCAATCTGGCGGTTTTGATTGAATAAGTCAGCAAGGCGTGAGAACTCATTAAAGTCACCTTGACGACCTTGTTGTGTTCTATCAAACTGAGATCCGGTCAACTGATCTTGTAGTTGCGAGGTAGCCGCCTGACGACCAAATGCTCCTTGATTCAAGGCTTCATTTAATTGAGCCGTTCCAGCGTCTCTACCGTATTGCCCTTGTGTCAAATCTTCCGTCAACTGCGCTCTTCCAGCGTCTCTACCGAATTGTCCTTGCGTCAATGCTTCACCTAATTGTGTCTCTGTAGCTTCTCTACCAAACTTTCCTTGCGTCAGTGCTTCTTCTAACTGCGCCCCTTGAGCCTCTCTACCGTATTGACCCTGCGTTAATGCTTCCTGTAGACCTAATCCACCCGTCATCTCATTGAACCCTTGCTGCCGTGTCCCAAGATCCCTACCATACTGACCCTGTTCTAACCCCTCAAGCATCTGCGTCGATTGCATCAACTCATTAATCTCTTGATTGCGCTGCGTCAGGCCGGACTGCTGTAGCGCGTTCATCATCTGTGCTTGCATCGGCATCATTTGCAGATTGGCATTGGTTGCCATGTTCATCATCTGATTCTGCTGTTGAGCTTGTAGGTCAGATCGTGCTGTATCATTAATCGTTGAGTTACCAAGTCCTCTATTGGTCATTTGCTCTTGTTGGTAGTTCCGTTCTGTTCCCTGTTGCCGTGCCAACTCATCCAGTAGCGGTTGTATCTGAGGCAAGACAGAAGGCGTACCAGCCGGTGTCATCGCGCCTGTCATTGCGTTCGCTAATGTATTTTGTATACCGGATATATCGTATGCACCCGTAGTTGGAGCATTTTGTAGACCCGATAATGCGGCATTAGATGTTCCTCCCCCAAGTGCATTTAAGGCCGGTACACCTGCCTGAGCATTAGTATATGGATTTAAGTTCGTTGCAGAAGTAGCAGACGTTGTCGTAGGGGAAAACACACCTTGGTTTGTAGCGGTGGGATTAAAAGCACCTTGAGTTGTAAGTGCTGGCGTAGCGGTTTGAGTTGTCGCTGTAGGACTAAACGGAGTAGCCCCTGTAGCAGTCGTTCCAGGTGTGAAGGCTGTTGCTTTCGTGGCACTGGCTTGAGGGTCAAAACTGGACTCAAATCCTGCTCCTGTGTACTTAGTGCCACCCGGTTGTTCGGGATTATTCCCCATAAAGGTTTCCCATGCGTTTCCTACCATATTACCCCATTTTGTTGCGTCTGATTCATAATCAGGATCGTTGTCTTCAAGCCACTTTTGATTCGTTCCACTTTGATTAGACACATTGCCTGTCCAATCGCTAGGTATCATATCCGAATTAACCGAAATCTCACCCCCACTAAAAGCAGTAGTGAGGTCATCATCGGTTAATTCATACCCGAACTTATCGGTAAACTTACTACCAATAGCAGACCTATCATCTGCTAATGTTCCACTCCAATAGTCGTAGCGTATAGGATCAGTCAACGCCATAGTAATTAGCCTATTACTCCGGCTATACCTGGAGTAAGACCTTCCGTGTGCGATATAATAATATCAATCGCATCTGTCTTCGGTAGACCAATATTTGTTAGCTCTGTTACTGCATCGTCTGCTGGTAGGACACCATCTCGTACATCCCTCAAAATTTGCTCTACTGGTGATTCTGCCAGAACATCCGCCCCACCCTCACCTTGTTGCCTTGTCAATCTATCTAAGGTTTCTTCATCGAATTGTGCCAATGGTACCGGTGGTGTGTAGTCTCCCGCATATTGTCCCATTAAACCTTCTAAGTTGGGTACCCCGAAGTCTGCTTTCGATACCGGCCCCCTCATCCCCTCTAACAAGGTTGGGTCAGTGACTACTCCCCGTAAATCATCACCTATCATAGTTGGGTCAGTGACTAAGCCCCGCATGCCCTCATCTAACAAGGTTGGGTTAGTGACCAAGCCCCGCATGCCCTCATCTAATAAGGTTGGGTTAGTGACCAAGCCCCGCATGCCCTCATCTAATAAAGTTGGGTTAGTCGCTAAGCCCCGCATGTCGTCATCTAATAAAGTTGGGTTAGTCGCTAAGCCCCGCATGCCCTCATCTAATAAAGTTGGATTAGTGACTAAGCCTCGCATGCCCTCATCTAACAAGGTCGGATTAGTGACTAAGCCTCGCATGCCCTCATCCACTAAGGTTGGATTAGTGACTAAGCCTCGCATGCCCTCATCCACTAAGGTTGGATTGGTGACTAAGCCTCGCATGCCCTCGTCCACTAAAGTTGGATTGGTCACTAAGCCTCGCATATCGTCATCCACTAAAGTTGGATTGGTCACTAAGCCTCGCATATCGTCATCCACTAAAGTTGGGTTCTCTTCGCCTTTATATAGCTCTTCGCCCATAATCTTATTAGCCAAATACATCCAATCGTCAGGACCTCCCATACCAGCCGTAGAATTAGCAATCGCTTCCGTCAAGAAATCAATATCTATTGTAGGATTAAGATCAAGACCACGTAAAAACTGACCAATATCGGTTCGAGGATCAAACCCTCCTCCTCTTCCCGCTATAGTATCAACAACCTTTGAATCAACTGTACCATCTTCACTTACAATAGGCACCAAATCTTCTGGAGTGGTAATAAAGTTATTACCACCATCCTCAGTAGATGTTCCTCCAGGATCTACGAAAATAACCGGATCTGTCGGAGCTACTTCTTCAACCGCTAGTCCATCGTCCCTACCATCCCCCTCTTCCGGCGAACCGGTCCAAGGGATTATATCAGCCAGATTCCCCCCCTGATACTCCTGTACACCTTGAGGCTGAAAGCGATCTGATACAAACATCGTTCTTGGTTGGTTGGTATAAAAATCAGCAGTAGCCTTACCTTGGCCCAAGATCCCTGGCAGAAAAGCTACCTGATTCCGCATGTTCCAATCTCGCACCATATTCTGGAACTCTGCCGAACGTGCTGCCGCAGCCGCTATTCTTTCTTGACTATCTTCAAAATCTGCTGCCATAATAATCTCCTATGCTGCGACTTGTTCAGCGCGTTGTTTGAACTCTATATGATATCCATTGACTCTAAACCACTGATCGGCCCCTGTTGTCTCAAACGTCAAACGACAGTTATAGCCTCTTCGCACATCGGTGAAGCGGAAATAGTCACCACGTTGCTCACCACCCCCCCATAAGGCGGCACCCCACTCACCTACGCCCCATCCATCACTCACCCCACCGGCTGTAGAGGTCATGGTCTGCCCACCAGGACTAGGTAGATCCTTACGCCCTAATTTGGTTTTAAGCGTTAAAGGATACGCACCATTTGTTTGAAAGTCAGCAAATATACGTCCGTAATTCTTCATATACCCTAACCGACTTTGAGAATGTTCCGAAGTCTGTAATCGTCCGGTATAGTTGGTGCCATCCCAATCATCGCCAGAGTGCAATTCGTATATTTCGCCTGTCGAATTACCTACTACTTGTAGGTCCGTTCCACTTGAGCGATAGATACATCCTGCGGTTAAATTAGCTCTGTTATGGCGCGTAAAGCGTAGACTGCTCCTACCCCTCGCGGTATTGCATATGATGCCCTCAGAAGGGGTGGAAGTAGCCGTTCCATATTGAAACCAATACTCATCTCTGTCTTCGTTGTAAGTAGCCCAATTCGTCGCTTGAAGTCCTTTTTCGCGCCGATCAAGCAGGGGCTTCACCCGATCCGATACGTTATCTACATAAAAGCCACCAGTAGAGCTTGTCGCTACGGCACCGGCAATGCCGTTATCTGATTCAAACATCAAGAAACCACCCCGCGCCTCTGCGACAGTGAAATGCCCTGCGGTGCCTATAATATGCGATACCTCACGTACAGCCGTTTCACTTAAATTGTTGGTAGGCAACATACGGAATATCTTACGCCGCTTAAATATGAAGAGATTGCCCATAAAAACGGTTACGCCGGTCACATCGCCTGAACCACGATCTATCTGTATCGAACCCGCATCGGCACCCGTCCATGTCTCTGCATCATTTACCGCAGAATAACTGGCGGTATCGCCACTAAAAAGCCACCATCGTCCACCCCAACTGGTGCCAAACTTACCGGTAGAAGGAGGACTGCCACCCAAGGCACTGACCCCTGCACTGCTCGTATACTTTTTAGGGCTATCCACACCATTGGAAATCAGTAATAGATTAGCGGCAGTAGTAGCACCGTAAAACATACCGCCAGACCATCGAACATCTGTACCCGTATTGAAGCCCGTGCCGTTAGTAGACTGTGCAAAATTACCAGCATTGCGTTCGTAAATCTTACCGTCTGCGGCTGCGGCAATAAGGCGTGATCCTTCGCTGTAATCAAATAGACCCGTCACCTTACTATCGCCTGTCGTCGTGGTGCCAATTTGTGAAGCACCGCGCATCTTTTCCGGTTCCTCTGTATCCCGCAGATAAACCATATTAAGCGCATCCCATACGGCACGAGGATCAAACTCAGGGTTTCCAGCATGAAGACGGCGATCTATGCCGTTGCCCAAGCGATAGTGTGTGTCGTGATTCCATTGGCTCATTTTATTCTCAATGCCCCACGATGCAATGGACGAGTATCATAAGGTAATATCTCGACAGATGACCCTACATCCAAATACTCACCTACTCTTAATATATCGTCCTCTGTAAAACGCAAGCACCCATGCGATATAAACCCCTCATTCTCAAATCCACCACCTTCAGCCTTATCGCCCTGCTTATGAGGTCCGTGTAGCCCATATCCTTTCCCTGCATCCTCACCAAGTTTTGGGTAGGTATATCTTACATCGTACGGCTGATCTTCACTAGTGATAGGTGCGCCAGTAAACTGATCTAAATTAGATGCTTGAGTCAATCCCATCCATAACGGCTCATACCCACTGCCCCCTGCCATAGGCACTTCATCTTTAACTTTAAAAAAGCCGGTAGGTGAGAAATACTTTTTCCCATACCGTGTACCAGTAGTATCACCGGTCCCTACCTGAAACTGCTCTATAGAAGTACCTATCGCATCTAATATCTCTGCTGTATTGTTATTTGGATCTATTACCAACTTATACGGTGCTTGCGGCGAAGGATCAGCCACTTCTTCCAAGGCATCTCCCGTAACCACCACTTCACCAGGGGGTGATTCATAGGACCCTATCGCCTTCTGACTACGTATTACTGCATCCGTAATAGTCGGTGATATCTCGACCTTCTTGATATCGACACTCTCCTCTTCTACGGGCATGGGTAGTTCTGCGGGTTGATCTATAATGGCCGATGGGTACTTCACCGGTTCTGGTAACGGACCATCAAAAGGAGTTTGTCGATCTATACGCTCTAATTGCGATGACGGAGAGGTAAACTCTTCTCCTTGAAATCTCTTTGTCGATGGAAGCGATGGTGGCTCTAAATCATCTATATCAACATCCATAAGGTCTACGTCATCAAGACTCATATCATCTGATGCGAAACCGATTGGCTCTTTGGGTCTTACCGGCGGCACCCCTGAACGTGATAGTTGGATATCTAATTCGGGTGGAAGAGATGGTCCCTCTATACGCTCTAATGGAGAAGAAGGTAACGTAGGTTCTTTACCTTGGAATCTGGCTATAGGCGGGGAAAGCGCATCGTCTACATCAGCCCTATCAACTATGTCCCTTTTTGTCGTCACCACCGTTTCGTTCATTACTATTGGATCGTCTTGAGAACGTCCTGCCGATTCGCGCTTATTTGACTCAGGATTATCTACTACACGACGAGTAACGCTCGTATAGCTGTCTCTATCAAAGAGAACAGCATCAATACGACCATCGTCTCTTTCCGTAAGTATCCATTCTCTATTTGTACCTGGATCGCCTAACCCTACGTCTTTATAGTTCATCGTTGTGCGCCTTTAATATCGAAGTATATACCGCTACGAGTAGGTATCGTTACTCCGTAATCTCTGCGGTAGGTCTGAAGGTCAAAGGCAGCATCAATCTCTTCCCTATTTTCACGCCGCATAAGATGACCTATAGACGACTGATACCGTTGCTCCCACATCTGCGCCCTACCTCTGTCTTCATTGAACATGGCGGCTCTTACCTTGCACCGAGCTTGCACGGCTTGATAGGCGATTCCAGGGGCATTGCCGCCAAAGATATCGGTATCGAAAACACTGGCATCGTTGAATAATTCCTTATACCAGATATCAACTAAATACGCTTTCGTTGGAAACGGCCAAAGTAAAAGGCGCGGGTCTTCATTTACTGCATTACTTACTATCGTAGCGAGGTGAGGACGACCACTGGTGTTGCGGTGAAGATCACCACCCGACTCTGACATGATGCGGGTCATATTCACCATATTAATCGAATTATCACCCATTTGCCCCGACAGACCCTGCGCCCATGTAGCCGACTGACCATAGGTAATATGCTTGATCTCATCCATCACCCTTGTCGTATTAGTACTGGTCACGGTAGAGGTGACGCTACTCGTGCCGCCTGTAACTGTTTCACCTACCGTAAAAGCAGCACTTGCTCCACTTAAATATACAATAGATTGGCTTGTGTCATGTAGCACTATTGTTGCCGTAGAGCCACTGGAACCACCCGTAATAGTCTCACCCGTGGTATACGTGCCGGATGCTGACGATGCGACTAATGTTACGGTCCCTAAGATGGGTAAGGGGTAAGTGTCTTGGAAGATGCGATATCCGCTACCTGTGGTGGTCGTGCCTACGTAGTTACGCGACCCTGCCCCCGCCGATACCCCCAATGTCAACGTATCAGGTGATCCACTGGTGACTACCTTTGCAATGGGATACGACTCACTGTCCTGAGTGCGCCTGATCCACATGTCGGTAGTCACTGAGCCGAAGTTGTTAGCACTTACGTCATCGGCATCGACACTATTGACGGTAGGTGATCCATTAGTAATAGCGACTTGTCCTGTGGTGATATCAGCAGTCGTTACAAAGTTACTATGCTTCAACGCCCATCGAAACTCACCATACGTCATTATCTCTTCAACGCACTCATTGACCTCTTCTATGAGTATAGACTGAAGTATATTGGTGGTCGTGAACGAACTTATCGCCGGATCACCAATCTCTTTTAAAGCTGAATTAACACAGTAGCCCAAACTTCTTGAAGCCATGATACCTCAGTTAGTAAATTCAATATTTATTCACATACGAATGTGGATAACCTCACTCATACCAAACAGTCTATGCTACGAACACCGGCCAGTAACTACGATACTTACGACATCGGCTGAAGCGGCTGATAGAGTAGTAAGGACGATATCACCCGTGGCAGTCTGCCCATCCCAGATCAGTCCACCGATAGGCGTAAAGTCCAAGTAGGCGGTTTCCCCTATGCCAATCGGATGATGATAGATTAGTCCATCTGTATCACTTCCATCTACAACAGTACCATCAAACTCTAACTCAGCAGAAATACCTGTAGTAGCTGTTATGGCGATATTTAGGATACGGATACGGTTGGTATAGTTCAGATCCGATAGATTAACAATAATCGTATCAGTGAACTCACCCGTTCCGGCCCATACGCCACGCCATGACGAGACAAAGGCTTTTCCATTTTTATAGAGATTAGTTACTGGAGTTGGTGCGGCCATAAAATGTTACCTTTCGCCTGGATCGGCCCCATATAGGGTCCGAGGGTAGTGAGTATGCTGATTACTTCCGGTTGAGCTACTTCTTAGCTTTTGCTTTGATCTTTACTTTGGGCTGTGCTTTAGCCTGTTGCTTGTTGTTATACGCATGTTGTGCGCGACGATAGACCGATCTAAACTCATTTACATCACAGTCTATGCCCGCATCCTGGACGGCAACCCACGCATCAGGCCGCTCTAAACCTGATGCGAGGGTGTCATCTATTACCTTTTTCAACTCAGCCATGACTAGCTAGCTACTGTGCCTGGAAAGAGTCGGCCCGACTGATCAATAGCATCGGCCTCATAGTTCTCTGCCGCCATGCAAGAGCCAGGGTCCAGCATACTGCCCAAGGTTCCTTCGCCCATGATATTGCGCGAAATCATACCCAGTGCCGCCGCCGAAAAAATAATAGCAGGACCGAAGGTTGATACATTATTATCAATCAAACAGTCCGTATGGGCTACACCGCTATTGATTGCGCCCACATCCCACTGATTACTTCCATTGCCACCGTGGAAAGTGCAATTACGTACTGCCAAACCATCTACTCCTGCCGCTTCAATTTCAATCGCTGCATCAGGACCATTGGCGGTAATCTGGAATCGGCAGTTGTCTACCAGCAAGTTATCCCCTGCCGCAGCTACCGTGATCGTCTCCAAGTCATTTGCACCGCACTGGAAGGTGCAGTTGCGGACAGTAAGTCCTGCCGCCCCTACATCAATACGCGAGGTATTAGCCGCACCGGAAGCATTGAATTGCAGATCCTCAATTACCACATTAGCCGCCTGATGGGATAGAATATCACCCGTCGATCCCAAGGTGCCCGTGATCGTTGAAGCATTGATATTGCCTTGACTCTTAAAACCAGCAAGGGTCATATCCGTCTTATCCAGCGCAGTAGATGAAGTGATCGTTATGGTCCCAGGTAGTATGACCACCGTATCACCACGACCATTAACACACTGAGTCACACCCTGCGAAATCGTAGAGAGGGGCTGTCCAGGAGTGCTTCCCGTATTGGTATCGGAAGCACCTTTACCTTTATACGCTACCGTGCCGCCACCTACGAAAAATACAGCACCCCCTGGTTTTTCAACATTGATCCATCGTCCATTAACAAAATTAAGATTAGCCATTACTTTGCTTTCTAAGTTAGATAAGTGGGGGTTTCGCCGTAGCTAATCCCCCCTCTCACTGTGATTCTCCTGTGGACAACTCGTTCACGCCACAGGCGAGATTTTTACCTATACGCCAGGACTACCAAAGATACCACGAGGATCACTCCAGCCACTCGACTGAGCAAACAAGCCCGTGATCTTATAATCCTTGGTATCGAAATCATACTCATAATCAGTCCAGAACTCTTCACGATCATACAGCAAGAGTTCATGGTCTCCTTTATCAGCAAGAATAAACCATCCATCCGTATCCGTCAGGTAGTTCCACACCTGTGAGTCGAGCAACCCGTTGACCGCATTGATGGCATTGCTATTGTCCTCAGACTGTAGCGTCGAGCGCAGCAGTCGATCCGCTTCAAAGCGCAACTCCTTCGGCACCAGCAAGCACTTAGGCTCAATAGCCACACGCTTACCACCACCATCACGGAAGTCACTAAAGTCGATCAACGCTTGCTCCAGCGAGGTCTGCGACAGATCAGCCGCAGAAGACAACTCATTAGCGTAGGTCGATCCATCTTCACGAACATGAGCCGTAGAAAACAACTCAACACCATCCGCGCCGGTATAACTGGAATCGAACCCATTGTTGAAATGATTAGCAAGGATCGTTTCTTCCGTTGCTCGTGCCGAACGTGCAAGTTCCACCGCCAACTTCTCCATCGACGCATACAGATCATCACGGAGCATGTTGCGCGTCACCCGCATACCCGAACCATAGTCCAGATGCGTGTAGGTATTACGGAACCCTTCATTGTTCGTCACGTAATCAATAGGTTGACCTTCCAGCTTCTGCGTCATAATACCCACGCCGCCGATGGTCAACGTATCTTCTTGGTACTGGCTGGAGGACCTTACGTTAAAGATACTCCGGCCAATGACCGAGCGTTCCATCCATTCATGGAAAATAACCCTGTCAATGTCTCTAAGCGTTGCCGAGAAAGGAAACGCACCGATTGTATGTATTGAAGCCATAGTATGATTCCTTTCTTAAACGCCGACACCGACATTAGTTTCCATGAAATGCTCATTGACCGAACAAATCAACTCAGCGTGATCGCCAATCAGATTGTCGGAACGATTTAGAAGACCGTGTATACGCATCACCAAAGCAGCAGTAACAGCCGCATCGGTTGCAGACAATTCCATGCCACTGATACCCGTAGTAGTGCTACCGGCATGAGTAACAGCAATCTCTGTATTATTACCATACATAGCAACAGCAGGTGTACCACTCGCATCTACTTGAGCGTAGTACATCTGAGCCGGATGATAATGAACAAGAATTGTTCCTGCCGTAGTAGCAGCAACGAGAGCTTTTTGTGACGATGATACTGACGTAGCTGATTCAGCAGCACCCACATTATGCGTTTCTGATCCAGTACTTTCCGTAACAAGACCATCCGCTTCAAGGGCCATCATATCGCCTTTGAAGACAGCCAAGTTATCGTTACCATTAGCATATGCGTTTAGCCCATACATAACACCCGTAGCGTTGAAGCCATGCGGGGTGTCTGCATTGGCTGGACTTGCAGCAGCCATAACTATTTATCCTCTTGTAACCGAGATACCATCTCTAGCTCTTGAATCACCATATTGAAAGTTATGACCATCTTCGCGTTCTACTTTACCCGCCACAGCCCTTGCCACTTGTCCGGCTTGAGTAGACGAGTAATTCTTTGATTTCAAACTGTCATAGATAAGTCGCTCAACACCTTCACGATTCTGTGCAAGTGCTTCCTTACTAGCGGCCAAACCTTGTGTGACACGTGATCTTTTCTGTGCCTGTCGAGCCGTAGCAAGGCGTTCTGGCACCCTGACAAGAATTAACTCATTAGCCTTTACATCACCCGTTTCTGACGAACCTTGCATGGGCATATCCGCTAATTCCTCTTTGGTCATCTTGACGACCTGTCCACCCTGGTCAATCAATCGCTTGATCTTCTCAGGGCTTTTCCAAATCAGTTTATCGCCAGCCTTACGGCAATCTTCGCGTAAACGATCTGGAATATACAATGCGTCAAAACGGTCATATTCATCTTGCATCGTAAGACCGGCAATGTCATGTGGCGTAGGATCGTCAGGCCCCCTCAAGTCGGGACTGAGCGTATCCTGCTGCATTGCCATGATGCACTGATGAGGGTGCTTCGATTTGATATGTCCCTTTAATGCTTTGGGGTCTATCTCTTCTCCTATGCCTAATCGCGCACCGCAGAAGGGACAGTCCTTACCATCGGAATGTTCAAAGACATAATCAACACCGGCCTGAACGATTGCATCTTCTTTCGGGTCCTTAGTGTCATTAGCCATTGTTCGCTCCGTTATGACGGGACATAGACAACGTATCTAATTGCTTTGCTGTATCAGCAGTAATTGTGCGAAGACGATCAAAACGAGTCGCAGTAGGATCAAAAGCAGGTATCCCCTGTTGTGGTGCCTGACCGTTAGGCGTAGCGGCGAGTGGATTTCTTGGGCGTGGTTGCGAAAACGGTTTGACTTCCCCCGCTTCCATAGCATCGACTAAAAGTTCTTTAGTTCGGGCGGCTACATCACGAGGACGCTTCGCCAGTTCAGGATATTGCTGCAAGTCTTGATTCAAACGTGCTTGCAAATTCCCAGACTGTTCCGGCGTAATCATACCCTTTTGCACCCATTCCGAGAAACGGTTGCTGGTCGAGAACGTGGAGTTTAACTCCCCCATGATCTCTCCCTTGACCTGACTTGCTACCGCAGCCATATCTTGCTTAGTAGCTAAGTCACCGGCTTTCTGCTGAAACTTATGATCAAAATGAGTCTCTAACGTATCATAAGCCTGAGTACCGGCCTCATCGTTGCCTAACTGCTGGCGTATTAATTGTTCGGTTGCGTCTGGGATCTTACGACCCTGTTCGCTTTGATCAACAGGCGCGGAACGATTCTGCACTTGTTGGAGTTGCTGTTGCAACGCTTGATCACGTGCTGCCCATTGAGCATCACGCTGCATCAAGTTTTGCACCTGGTGTTCAGCTTGCTTGGCCTTATCGTTGACCTGTTTAAACCGGTCATACGGTACGGCTTGCGACTCCTGCCCCGCTGACGGGGAGGCACCCGATTGCGAAGTCGTTCCACCATTAGACGAGCTTGGTGAAGAATTAACGTCTGGAGTTACTTCACTCATTAGAGTGGTCTTCCTTGGTTAGTACTGCTTATTAGCAGGTTTAGTCGTCGGCGTACTACCGCCTTTGCTCTTGGATTTCTTGCCACCCGTAGCACCTTTGCTAGATGCTTTCTTTGGTGCCCAAGATCCATGCGCCTTATTACCAGTCCAATCCTTCATGGGGATTGCTCCTGTTGGTTGTGATTAGCTTCCGCTTGCTTACGCAAACTCCGTGACACGGTGTCCGGTAGGTTTAACCCTGCTACCTTGCATAATCCATGAAACAGGGTTAGATACTGCATGGGTTTTATGCCACCACTGACGATGGTGGTGGGATCGCCATTCTTCAACGATATAAAGGCATATTTACCCTGCCCTACCATGTTGCGAACGACTTGATGTTTAACGTCTTCGTTCATGCCATCATCTCTTCTAATTGTTCCTGGGTAACGCCATCACCATCGTGCAGTCCCATTGCTGCTCCGGCCTCATTCTCCAGCCGCAGTATAGCCCTACGTACCCCTTCAGCAATACCGGTATGGTAGTTGACCTTGGAGATGTCACCTCCTTGTCCAGCACCCCTGACCGATACGACTTCCTTCTGCTCCATCTCGCGTAATAGTACGATCACCTCATCAAAGGTCGGGTTGGTAAAGAAGTCGCGTTGGTAGCGTAGAGTCCTATCCTGCTGCTCTTGGTTCATCGTCTATTCCTTAATATCCCTGATTAGGCAACATATCAGAATTAGGGTTGTTATATCGGACACCTGGCTCAACATTAGTATTAGTTGCAGGTCCAGCGGGGAACAATACGCCATCTGGACCTAGTCTATAGAGCATACCATCTTGCTCATGGTATCCTGTTCTCCTCATGTAGTCCCACTCCTCTGCACTAAGATGGTCGGAAGTAAGGTACCCAGAAGATCGTCCTGCCATATCCCTGCCATATTGCGTTCCCCTGCCAGGAGAATCAGGAGAGGGAGGACCCGAGGGCACAAAACTTGGTCCTGCGGTCATACCTTCGTGGTAGTCCTGGGATGCGCCAATGGGGTCCACCATTGGTTCGCCCGTTTCATGGTGAATAGGATAAGGCGCATAATGCCTGGCCTGATCCTCCGGCCAGCCTCCTCCTGCTTGACCCCCTGCTGCATCTCTTAATCTCTCCTGCGCTCGTTGATTTTCGATTCGATCAGAAGACGCAAGTTTATACCTTCGATTTGCTTCTGGATTTGCTGCCATGCGCCCAAGGCTTTGCGATACTGGGCGCATATCCTCATCGGCTAAAGGTGGGTTAGGTGTTGGGCGCATTGGCGAATTTAAGTTACGCATATCCCTATCCGACAATCCTTTATTGCCCATAGTAGCGTTCATCATAGACGCTATCTTTGCTTGCTGATTCGGACTTTGCCGACTAGCATAATTTGACATATCGTTTGGCATAATTACACTCCTGCTCCAGTGAGGTTAGGCATAGCACCATTAGCGGCACCATTAGCGGCACCATTAGCGGCACCATTATTCGCTGCGGGACTTGCTCCTACATTACCCATTGCGCCTTGTTGCGCTCCGTCCAACTGAGCTACATTCGCGGCGGTAGGCTGCTGTTGTCCTTGTTGGGGCGGTTGACCCCCTCCTGCTGCCGCCATTGCCGCCTGTTGCTGCTGCATCGTAGCTTTCTGCTGCTTCTGTTGCACCTGTTGCTGCAAGTGCATCATATGACCCGCCATATTGGGTTGATTCATACTTTGAAATGCCGATGATTGTATATGTGCCATATGCTCTTGTATATGGCGATCATCGTTATCATTAGGATGGACTACAGCCCCTTGGCCTAAACCAAATATCTGCTGGTCCATTTCCCCATTTTCTTCATCCGCATCTTTAGGCACACCGGACGATAACGCTTCTTTCGGCCCAATGAACTGCTCTGGGTTTTGAATATCCACCGAATGAAGGGCGAAGTTAAGCACTTCCCACATCTTAGCCGGATCTTGCATGATGATAGGCGAACTAGCAGCCAACTGTGAAAGAGTCTGCGCTTGCTCCTGGCGCATCATAGAGCCGTACAACCCTGCATTAGCTCCTATCCTGAAGTCATACTCGCCCCGCATCCACATCTCTTTGCGCGATAACTGCTGCGTAAGGGGTCCCTCTTTACCTTGAAGGCGCAGGGATCGCTCTTCCGGCCCAAACTGCAACTCCATGTTGTAGATCGTCCGGCAAAGAAACGAAAATGCCTCTGCATCCTGCGAAGAAGTCTCTCCCATACGAGCCATAGACTCTTGCTGCGTTCCTACAAACCCTGTCGCATGACGCGAAGCGGCACCCCTGGTAGGACTCATCCCCAAGAAAAGGTCCGTAACGCCCATGACCCGCTCTACTAAGGTATAGAGCAACTGCTCCTCTTGAGCATAGAAAGAGGTCACATTCTGTAGTTGGGGAAAGCGCACATCGTTGATATCGTCTACCGGCACCCCCTTGAGAGGTCGTAGCTGTATCTTCTCTGGATTGATCGTGGACGTAGCTCTGTAGAAGAAGAAGGGCATGTTCGTCGCAAAGCCTACATCCATCCGCATATTATGTATGGTGTCGAGTTCGGCACTGAGGTGCTTAGCGATCTCCATCACGCCCATACTATACCAACGGGTGCCTACGGTCTGATAGTGCATCTCCAGCAGAGGACGTTCATCTTGCCAGTAGATATCCGACAACCGATAGGCACCTATCAGCTTACGGGGGGCTGTAGCGGCAAAAAAGACACACTCTGTCCACTCTTCTTCGCCCTCTTCATTCTCCAGCGGCCACGGCATAAACCACCGTAAGACCTCAAACTCTGGGTTGGGACGGACAGTAGGGGTGCGCCGTGTAGAGAGAGATCGCTGCATCCCCTCATGGCGATCTTGCGTTTTGACACGTTGCTGATTACTGGAGGTAACGGCATCACCGGAGCGGTCTTGACTTGGGGCGTTGTCTATCCACCAATCGCGCTTCTTCATGTCATCATCGTCGTCTATATAACCATACGATGAATCTTTCAACTGCCAGATAAGGGATAGGTTCTGAAAGGTGCGTAACCCTACGAAGTCCGATCCACCTGGGTTAGACTCGGTAAGCGGCTGGAGGTTAAAGCCCTCTTTAGACTTGATTAGGTCATCCCACTCCAACGGGAACAACACCGGCCCATCATAGCGCACAGCCCGTTTCAATGTCGTTTCTTGGGCAGACTGAATGACGGGTTGTCCGTCATCATCAATCATCGGGGTGCCATCGGGATTAAACAGGAAAGCAGGAGCAGCAGTCTCCTCTAACGCACGGTAGGTATACTCATCTACGGCATACGATATAAGACCTACTGCTGCGCCGTGTATACAGCGCATCTTAGATATCTTAGACCACATGGCACGTGCGTTCATGCGTTTAGGCTGTAGGTGCCAATCGACTAACTTACAGGCATCACGGAAAATCTCTTGGTCGTCGTCTTCTTCCGCTTTACCACTAACCAAAGGGGTCTGTGACCATACACCGGTAACAAGACGGGTATTGATTGAATCGACCAACCAATACGGCATCTGCACGTGTAAGTTAGACGACCCTTTCCACGGACCAGCCCTGTTAGAGTCCACCTGACCTCTGAACATCTCATCATACCCAACGTGCTGCTTAGTCCATTTACTGCGTTCTTCTACCCTATCACGATAGAGGTGAAATATCGTCTGTAGGATGTCTTCTTTTTGATCTTCAGATAGATCAAGCAGTTCAGGAGGAGCAAAATTAACAGCTTGTGCCATAGGTCCTCTATATAAATAGTCGGGATGATCCTAAGTAAGTATTAGTAGGTATAGTTACCCCTGTCAACCAGATAATAGGCAAAAACACCCTTTTTATTCCATTACATAGGTAATTATTAGCTATTTTTAGGTAATTTATTGCCTTTTTTGCGCTGTAAGGGCGTTTCTATGCCCAATTTTGCGCATAAGTTAATGAAGTTCTGTGTTCGTAGGCGCAAGGCACGACGCGCATCTTCATTGGTGTTGTACATACGGCAGACCCGCCTTAACTGCTCTTCACTCACCTTCGACATAGGCCATGATTTCTGATTCGGGCAATAACAGGTACCACTCGCCCTCAAATTTAACCTCCGTGCCAGCAAATTGCGGCACGATAGCTACTTTTCCAGCCTCGACCTCATCTACATCTACGCCTACTTCTAGTATCTGTGCTTCCTGCGAAGGTCGTATCGCACTGTCGGGTGTGTAAAGGATGCTATCTTCAAATGGGTCATGCGCGGCCATTCTCTGCAATAGGACCCGCTGGCGTGTCGGATGCACCGTCAGGGGTATCTGGTCGATCATCATGTTCTTCCTCCCATACATTATATAGGTGTAGATACGCTACGACCTGTGTCCAGACACCGGCCAAGTTAAGAAAAGACCGTGCCTCCTGCCGTAGTTCTTTTGTCTCGCCCCATAGAGATTGTTCCAGATACGTCATACGTAGACGCTGCTTGAAGTCATCGGTATGGGTATATTCGGAGGGGTTATCGGCATCCCATGTTGCTTCCTCCTCTTCAGCCGCAGACCAATCCAGGCTCTTCCATAGATCACCAAAGGTCAGCTCACTCATCAATACCCCGTAATATTATCGCCCACATGCTCATGCTCTTCCTCATTATCATAATGTATTACGTTAGATCGCTCTAAGCCCATGACCCCCATCCATAGGGCGGTACAGGCTACTTCGCGTTGCTGCCGTATGGCGGCTTGGGTCTGAAGGGTATTGAAATCAAAAGGGAATAAAAGGCGCGGTATAGGGTCGTGCGGCGGGTCCATCGACACCATCGCTAAACCGGAGTGCGGGTCTATAGCGTCTGTGGAGAGCAGTGTCTCTATGTCATGGTGCAGGGTCTCATGATCTGGAGGGGTGAGGGTCTGCGGTCGAGCGATATGCTCACGATGTTGAAAAGAAGGGAAGCGGCGGCTAGGATCACCTACGACACTGTAATGCGTCAGTCCCTCCAACCGGCGCAACGCCTCTACATGCTCTACGGGTTGGTTAGCGACCCATAGGTAGTTGGCATGGTAGTTGTCTTTCCAGTCAATGATCTTGGGAAAGAGTTGATTGGGTATAGCGGCCTCGGCCTCATCCAGTATTACATAGACTCGCTCTATACGTCCTTCGTGGGTATAGAAGCGTTCCCCTACGCATACCGCAAAAGCAGGAGAAGCCAGCGACAGGCCGATCCCCACACGCCTGAACTCCAGCGTAAAAGGGTCATTGATCTTATCGCCCGTCTCATGCTGCCAGGTCAGCTTCGTCCCTTCGGGTGTGGCCGACGCAATAAGAAACCTCATTGCTTACTCTTTCCTTTACGCCGTTGCCGCCTGTTTTTGGGGGTGAAGAACTTGTCATCCAATGGCGCAGGGGCAGGGGGTATATCGGAGGATGTCGCAGTGATGTCGTCTGTCGGTTGCGGTGTCTTAGCAAGAGCCTGTTGCCCTATCTTAGCGAGGTGCGTCAACGGCACCAACTCAGTGAGGTTGACCTTCCGCGCATGTTGACATAAGTAGGTCGGCAGCACGGTAACGCCCCCCACCTTGGCACAGAAGGTGAAGTCCTCTCCGGTGCGCCGTCCACCCTCGTAGGTAAAGTGAAAGGGTAGGCTCTTGTCCTCGTCGCGTATCTTCTCCAATACCGCACGGCGTATGACCATACAGCCCGTTCCCGCTACATCCGCTTTAAAAGGCTCCGTCTGCGAAGGCCATTCCTGCACCGGATAAAATCGGTAACTGGCCTCTTTCTCTTTCGTCTTGACATACACTTGGTAGCTTGCGCCTACCTGGGGATGGTAATGACCATACAACCCCGCCACCACCGGTGCATCGACCTGTAGGATGTCGGCGTTCTCCGGTGGTGTGACATCGTGGTCGATCATCCACAGCACTTGTTTGTCAGAGGCAAGGAACTGCGCGGCGATCTCATTGCGTGTCTCACAGACCCCTGCCGTCTGGTAGTAATAGGCTATATCCCATTCGGGGTGCGTCTTACCGGCCCAGTGCATCCACCCCGCCAGCCCTCGGTCAATAGGGTCGAACGTAGGGATGCGGACCATCACTTCACTATCTAAGGTAGGCATGTAGCAGACCTCGCATGAGTAGCAGGGTGATACGAAGGATGCGCGAGGTGACTATCCGACACCGTAGCTCCCTTCGTAGACATAGCAGACGCTACCGTAGCATCGACATGCACCGACTGCTTCGACTTGATGAGGCGCGGACCCCGCTCGGTCATCTGCACGGCGGTACGCACATACTGAGCGCGTAGGTCCTCATCTTTAATAGGCAGGAAGCGCCGCTCCTCACTCAATGCCTGTAGCGTTGAACAGGCATGGGTCATCTCCGTCATCTGGTTGACCTCAATAAAAAGATGACCAAACCCTTCCTCGGCCATACGCTGGCGCGTCGTCTCAAACTGCG